AACCTAATAAAAAAAATAAAGGGAAACCTCCTGTTTGTAAAGATAGGAGGCTTCTCTATATACCGGTGAAGTGTGAGTGCTGTATCGAATGCAGAAAACAAAAGCAAAGAGAATGGAGAGTCAGATTAGAAGAAGAGTTACGGTCGAACTTCGGATATTTCGTAACCTTAACCATTTCTCCAGAAGGTATCGAAGAATTAGAGCAAAAGACTGGATTAAAATGGAAAGAAAATCCAAACGAAATCGCTTCGAAAGGGCTACGATTATTTTTAGAAAGAGCCCGAAAAGATACAAAAAAGAGCATACGTCACTGGTGTGTCACAGAACTCGGAGAGGATAACGACCGAATTCATTTACACGGCATTTTTTTCGGGCAAAAAAGTGCAGAACTGATAAAAAAACATTGGAAATACGGATTTTCATTTATCGGACGATATTGTAGCAGCAAGAGTGTCAACTATATCACAAAGTACATGCTTAAAGTCGATATTAAACACCCAGAATTTAAACAAATTGTATTAGCCAGTGCAGGAATTGGAGCAGGATACATGGATAGACTAGATTATCTATGGCAAAAACAGAATTATAAAAATATCAACATAGCCACCTATACATTCAGAAACGGTACAAAAATGGCCATGCCAAAATACTATAAAAACAAAATATTCACGGAAAAAGAGTGTGAAAAAATGTGGATTAATAATCTTAATAGAGGGTTATTGTGGATTTATGGAGAAAAAGTAAAAGCTGACGACTGGAAAACTATCGACAATCTCAGAGAATATTGGCAAAGATATGGACGCGAAACAATGGGTGACAATCCTATCGCATGGAATGCTATGAAAGAACGAAGAAAAGAGGAAAAACAACGAAAAGCTATCGCCGAAGAACGTCGAAAAGCTGAAAAATTCAGCACGGAAAATCTAACAGAGTTACCGTTACAGGTCGATTTTCCTATGCAAGAGAAAGAGGAAAAATGGAAAGATATTATCAATCAAAATGTTAAAGATAATATGTGGACATTTGAACAAGTGAGAAGGTGCACGACAGCAGAGCATTACGACGCTTTGAGTGAAATTGAGGTAGCGTGAAATACTACCAGACAGTAAACAGACAGTATTTTTAAATGTTTAAGGCGGAAAACTTCGTTTTCCTTAGTCGCTTCGCTCTGAAGTACGCTCTCGACGGCGGAGCCTGTTCGCTGTCAGCCTTGCAGGCTGGCGCGCAATAGTTAAAAATGTTAATAACACAAGTTAAAAGGGGAAAAAAGACTTGACAAAAGGGGATTTTTTTATTATCTTTGTAGTGTAACAAAAAAACAACAAGATTATGAAAAAAAAATTCTATCAGCTAGAAGTAACAATCAAGGGAACAAAAAAAAACCACCACGCCGTATTGATTAACCGATACGAAGACCTCGAAAACGCGAAAAGATTTCTCGAAACGTTAAAAGAAGAAATTAAAAACGATATCGAAAACGTAGTAATCAAATCAATAAACCCAAAAATATTATGAATCTTACAAAGTTAGACACAATATACATCGTAGAGATTCGCTACAATGTAAAACAAACAAAGTATAAAACAATCTCACGATATCGATACTATTCGTTGGAAAAAGCAGAAGAGGGCGCCAGGTTTTTTAAAGCGCAGCTAGGAAACCTAATAGACAGTATAATAATAACAAAGGAACATTTAGAGATATTATGAGTAATCACAGGTGGAATATCGAAATATCATACTATAAGTATCAGTTCGACGGAACAATAAAAAAAATAAGATACTTCACCCACAGCGATAGTAAAAAAGAAGCGTTAAAAGTTCTAAATAAAATCGATGATGAAAGAATAAAATCACTAACTTGGAAACACTATATTTATAAGATATATTAATCTCAAAAAAAAACATTATGAAAGAATGGTTCAAACAACATTGGAAAGACTTACTAATTGCAGTATTAACAGCCATAATAGCAGTACTTAGCGCATGCGGAAGCGCATGGACGTTAGAAGGTAATCAAATAAACGTAAACAATCAAAAAAAATGTCAAAATGATACCATCAAAAACGAAGTACGGAAAGTTCCGTAAGAGAGAATGGATAAAAAACGCAAAACTGCCTATGGAAAAATTCAGCGTAGGACAATGGAATTTACTATACGAAGCAGTAGACATCGACAATGGTACAATACTCACCGGATTTAAAGGTGCAATGAATTGTTGTTTATATTCAGAAGCTATCAACCTCGAAGAAGATATGAGAAAAAAACATATTATTTTATTAACAATTAAAGCAATTAAAATTAACTAATTATGATTCAAACATTAGAAGACTGGCTTGAAAGACAAGATGTCGTACACGTTCGGGCAATCAAACAAGGGGAAGAAGATAAGTTTATCCTAACACTAGGACAATACAATGTATCACCCATGACATTCGATTCTCAAAAAGAAGCGGAAGATTTTCTAACGGAACATTTTAAATTCAATAACTTCGAGTTATCCATTATCGGAGCAATGTGCTCACTATTAAGAGACTTAGAAATACAAGATGAATTAAAAAACTCTAAAAAAGAAGAAAAATGAAAGTAAGTATCGGGAAAAACACCCTCGGAGGTGGTAAAAAAATGATGACACGGTTAAATAATTATAACCGTAGTACACACGACCTTAGCTATGTTTGTCGAACATCAGCAGCCGTAGGAACTCTAATTCCTACATTCTATCAATTAGTATTACCAGGAGATACCTTTCCTATACAAACTAGATGTCACACATTGACTCACCCGACAATCGGACCTTTATTCGGAAGTTTTAAGCAACAAAATGATTTCTTCTTCTGTCCTATGAGGCTATACAATGCCATGCTGCATAATAATGCGTTAAATATAGGGTTAAATATAAAACAAGTAAAATTTCCTATATTTCCAATATCTTATAGACTTTACACCGATAAGAGTAAAATGAAAGGAAGTAATGAATCTCTATTCAACGAGGTAAATCCAAGCTCACTAGTCGCATATACAGGAGTAAGAGCGCTCAAAACCTTAAAACCGTATGGTACTAACATGAAGGCTTACAACTGCATTAAATTAATGATGTATTACGACATTTTTAAAAATTATTATGCAAATAAACAAGAAGAAAATTTTTATGTAATATCTGGAAATACCTACTATACATATAAACAAATAGCAACCTCTCTTGTAGCGGGCAATATATCTTTAACAATTGCAAATAGTTCCGATTCCCAAAATAAATGGAATATCGTTACTACGGGTCTGCCAAACACAAAAGGTAGTACGGGTGATTATCCTAAAGTAAATAAGAATCACCAAGCATGGGTGTTAGCAATTAATCCTTACACACAAGATAAAAAAATTGGACAAATCGAGGTAAAAGTAAACTTTAACACAGGGTGGCTAACCGAAACAGGAGGTAACGTAGGAGGTTTAAAAACAATTGCTATCTATGGAACAATAAACAACCTTACAGAAAATAAAATTTTAACAAATATTACGGAAAAAGTGGAGACCCCTGTCGAGGGGGTAGAATATTACAAAATAAATACAACTACATTTCTACCAACAGAACAAACATTTAGAACATACTTCTACATAAACGAACCAACTATGGCAGCAAGTGTAGAAGCGAGATATAACAGCTATAAGTTAGAGACAATTGACGATATGAGAGAAAATATACTCTCAGCGGGAAAGACACAATATGTATCACAAGACCCGTTTATAGTCGATATTTTCAAACCAATACAAACAGAGAACGGTGTAGCACCAAGTTGCTCGCAACCATTAGTAGGGCTTGCTCTTAAAACATATCAAAGCGATATCAATACAAACTGGGTTAATACCGAATGGATTGACGGAGAAACAGGAATTAATGCAATAACAGCTATCGACACATCGGGAGGAAGCTTCACACTCGACACCTTGAATCTTGCGAAAAAAGTATATACCATGCTTAACAGAATTGCAGTAAGCGATGGAAGTTATAACGCATGGATTCAAACAGTATATACCAGCGGAGGTTTAAACCATATCGAAACACCTCTATATCTCGGAGGTAGCTCCCTCGAAATTGAATTTCAAGAAGTTGTAAACAACAGTGGAACGGAAGACCAACCATTAGGTACACTAGCAGGTAGAGGTATTGCAACCAGTCATAAAGGCGGCAATATCGTATTCAAAGCAGATGAACCCGGATACATATTTTGTATCACTTCTCTCACTCCAAGAGTGGATTATTTTCAAGGTAACGAATGGGATAATTATTTATCGACACTAGACGATTTGCACAAACCACAACTTGACGGTATAGGCTTTCAAGACAGATTGTACCGAAGCATAAATGCAAATACATCTTACGAAATGTCGAGCATGTCAATCGGTAAACAACCTGCATGGATTGAATACATGACAAATGTTAATAAAACATACGGAAATTTCGCACTTGTAGAAAACGAAGGTTGGATGTGCCTCAACCGCATATTCGGAGATATCGATACATATACTACTTATGTATTTCCGCATTTATACAACAACATCTTCGCCGATACAGATATAACTGCGCAAAATTTTTGGATTCAAATTGCATTTAATACGAAACCACGACGAGTTATGTCAGCAAAAGTTATTCCTAACATTTAATACTTACGATTATGATTAAACCAACTTTTTTTGCAAGACCAATAAAAACAAATTACGAATACCAAGAAGGCGAAAGCATAGAAGACAAAGTTCGTAGAATCACCGAAAACAATGAACCAATTACCGATGGTGCACCGATTATCTATACCAATAGAGATGACGGAGTGCTACCAGCATATAATATCCGTACAGATAGGTGGGACGTGGCACAGTCAGCTATGGATGCAGTTAATCAAGCAAACCTTGCGAAATCTAAAAACTACGGAAAAATAGAACAACAAGAACAAAATGCCCTCGAATCAAAGGAGATTGGGGATACTCCTTCGCAACAGGATTCGGTGGGATAAACCACACATCTAAAAGGCTGGGAGACAGGAGTTTAACTCCTTCTCCCTCCATTTTTCACAAAATGGTACGCATGTAGCATATATTATCTAGTATAGGTATAAGCCCTTGTAAAATTACAAGGGCGAAAAATTAAACAAATAGAACAATATGGAATTCAAAAAATCATTCATAAGTGGATTAGGAAGCTCTGCAGCTAGTACAGGAATAGGATTTATTGGAAATGCATTAAGTCAAGCATTCGGGCTAAGTTGGTCACCCGAAAGAGCTATGAGAGAGCAAGAAGCTTATAACAAAAGAATTATGGCTTTACAAAACCTATATCAACAACAAGCTGCCGCACAATCTCAGCAATATGCAAAAGATTATTGGGATTACACCAATGCGGAAAATCAAGTAAGACACTTGAAAAATGCAGGATTAAATATCGGCTTAATGTATGGACAAAGCGGAGCCGGTGGTATGGGAGCTAGCGGAGGGGCTCGACAAGAAAGTCCAGACCAAGCACAGGGAAATCCAATAGGAATGGCCTTACAAGTTCAACAACTCGAACAACAAAGAAGAATGAATGACGCTCAAATTGCACTAACAGAAGCACAAGCTAATAAAGCAGGAGCAGAAGCTAATAAAATTACTGGTGTAGATACACAAGAAGCCTTAAAGAGAATTGAAGAAGCTGGTTCTCGAATAGATTTAAATCTAAAAGAAGGTAATTACAAAGACGCTCTAACAGATTTAACAAAAGCTGAAAAAGAGGCTACAGACGCTCTAAAAGCACTTAGAGAAATGCAAGAAGGTTTAACAAAAGCTGAAATAAGTCAAGCCTTCGCCATAGCAAGCTATTATAGCGAAAAAGCTAATACAGAGTATTGGACAAAAGAAAATGAAAAAATTCAAAATGAATATCTAAAAGACACTTACTATGACAGAGTAGACGCAGCATATTATAACAATGCCGTAGCAATAACCTTAGCAGCAAAATACAAAAGTGATAAGGAAGTCAACGAACAACAGATAAAACATCTTCAAGCAAGTATCAAAGAACTGGAAGCTCTCGCCGATAAACATAATTGGGATAAAGAAACGTACCGTAAACATGTCGAAGGTATGATTGAACGTTGGGAAGAACAAACCTTTAACGAAAGAATCGGACTAGGCCTGGAATTCGGAGAAAACATTGTAGAAATGCTGTACAAAGGACGCAGAAGGAAAAGCAGTGTAAAAACCAAATCAACCAGACAAGGCAAGACGGTAACAACAGAAACCTATACAGAATCTTATTGATATGTGTCTATATCCCACTTTTATTAAAAACCCAAAGTATAAACCTAATAAAAAAAATAAAGGGAAACCTCCTGTTTGTAAAGATAGGAGGCTTCTCTATATACCGGTGAAGTGTGAGTG